TCGCCAAGCCAGCTAGTGCCTGCGGCATTATCAACTGTACCTACTTGAACTGAGAAACTAGCACCTGAACCACCTAGATATGCATTACTTGTAGTAAGCGTATCACCAACAACATATAGCGAACCGCCAGCGTTAAGTGTAACAGTTTGAACTGCACCCGCTAATACTACTATAGTTGCTGTAGCACTTGAGCCTGAACCCCCACTAAGTGGGACATTGAAGTAAGTGCCATCTGTATAGCCTGTACCAGCGATAATATTCGCAAATGCTGTAATAACACCCTGAACTATTGATACTGGATAGTAGAAGTAATGTAATTCCACGCCATATGCTGTATCAGGTGTAGGAGCAAGAATTAATGAAAGAGATTCAATATTAGTTAGTTGTGAGCCGAACAGTGCGTAATACTTAGGTATTCCTGTAACATTTGGATTTGGGTATGACTCACGCATGAAGTTTACATCTTTGTTTAATAGATATGAGTAAGTTCCGTCAGCACCAATAACTGCTACAGAATAATTAGCCAACCAATCATCAGGGAGCGAAACGTATTTATTACCAACAGTCATTGCACCTGTTACGTTTTTACGCAATGCAGGGATTTGAACTGAGTTATAAACCCGTCTTTCTGTTTCTTGAATGAACGTAGGAATACTAGCTACAAACAAAGACTCTGTGTTCTCTGCGTAGTTTTGTATTGCTTGGCTTAACTCAATGTAGTTCATTAGGCCATAGGTCCACGAGCTTTAGTGCCTTTAGTAGCACAGCCATTACCACGAGTAACAATACCCTCTTTTTCCACAGTTTCTTTTTTACCACCAATACTTACGTTCATAGCCTCTGTTTCAGGACCTACATCAATTGCTGCACGAGTATTAGGGTCTACATTTCTATTATCTTGAGTAGCCATAATTAACCACCTTTTTTCTGATTAGCTGCGCGAGCTAAGTTACGACCTACTTGTTTCATTGCAATTGAAGTAACGCCTGATGCACCTTTACTATCTTTACCGCCTTCAATACCAATGTTAGGACCTGTATCGCCTAAGTTTTTACCCTTAGTCTTACCTTTTGAAACTACGCCATCTGCTGCTTTTGTGAATGCCATTTTACTACTCCTTAAGTTGTGCTTATTGTAACAGTTCCTACTTGACCTTGCGACATTAAATCGTTAGGGGTTAATGCAATATCAAAGTTTCTAGAACCACCTACAGGATTCCAAGACCATTGAAATACTCTACTTCCGCCTTGTGGTTCACCATCTACACCTATACCCGATACTGCATAACTCACATCTGGTCTTGGGTTTCTAACCGCTTGAGGGTCAGAAACGGGGTACATACCAAGTTGTAATTGCGGTTGGTCTGGTTCCCAGCATTCGGGGCATACCATTATATTAACCTGTTTAGTCTTAATAGTCAGCTTACGTAGCTGAGTTAGCTTATATCGTTGACCACATCGGTCACACTCTGCAATCGAGTTCTTAGCTGATGCAAACTTAGAAGCCATTATACTATCTCAAATCTATTGTTTTTTGCGCTATTCATAGTTGCAGGTATCACTTGTAAATTGCTTATTGTATGTAACCCACTAACTAACTTGCCTTGAAGTGGTACTATATGGTCTACACTCCATGTTATATTAGTCATTTTAGTACGTAATTTAGCCAATGCATATACTTCTTTAATCAACCATAGTTCTTCAGAATCAACCCATGCTGGGGTTCTATTTAGTTTAGAAACTTTGCGTAATGTTGATAGCGCATTTACAATGTGTTGGTTAGCTTTACGCCATTTAGCCCTTGCTGCCCTATGTTTTTCAGGATTCTCGGCGGCATAACATTTATCTCTTTGGATAACATAGTCTTTATTAGCTAATTTCCACGCTTTCTTTTGCTCTGATACATGCTCTTTATTCTTTGCCCTATACTCGGCATTGTAGTTGCTTACGCAGGTTTTACATGTGTTTCCTCTTATAGGAAATTCTACATTTTCTCTAGTCGCATTGCACTTTATGCATGGTTGTGGTACTGAAACTATTTTAGGCATTTCCGCTTTTTCTGCTTGTAACCGTAACCTACGCTTTTTACTCTGCTCAATATATACAGATTTATTATTTAAGTATCGCTTATGTGCGTACTCTTTTCTAGCTTTAATATCTTTTATTGGCATTTGGTTTACCTAGTATAGCTCATATTCCTTGGTACCCATCTTATAGAACTTTTATCCCTATCTTCATCAGCCGCTAATTGGAACTGTTGTTCGTAGTCTGCTTTAAGCCCCATCACACGATTAGGGTCAGTACCTTGAATCTTAATGCTTAGATAATAAGCTAAGCCTGCAACCATCGCTGGGAGGAAGCGGAACGGAATGTCTTGTGTATTAACACCATCACCTGCGTCTTGAATACGACGTAAACGCCAGTAGACAAACACATATTGATTGTCTGGTGCATTAGGAGTAGGCCAGATGTTGATGGTCGGAGCATTCACTCCAGTAGGTGTTGTAGCACCAGACTGCCGATTAATCCATACTTGGATAGGACGACCTTGAGTTAGTTTGTTCGGTATTGTTGAGTATGTAGACTCTGAAATTCTATTGATGTTAATATCAATTTGGTTTGATGTTGCCTGATTAGTACGGATTACTTGGTCTAACAGGTCAATGGTATCAACAGGCAGTGTGTATACCCCAACGCCCGTCGTCAATGGAATCTGACCTTGCTCAATAGTCCATAAGTTAATGCCACGGTTAGCCCACTCAATAGTAAGTAAGTTAAGGCTTCTACGGGCTGTACGCAAGTCATACCCTGTACGCAGCTCAGAACCCGCACGTTCAAATGCTTCTTCAACGAGGTCATTTAAATCTAAGTTAAACGTTGCGGTTCCGGTTGTTGTCATTACTTATCCCATTCAAACAGTAGCTCGACTATGAGCAAATCAACAATCAGGAAGTTATAGTTGTCATCATCTGATAACTCTATCCCAATCATTACGCCTGAAATAAACCCTGCGTAACACCTGATTAATGACTTCATTTACGTTGCATCTTACTAGGCAGGTTGATTTTCCCACCTTTTTTGTACATCTCTACATCATTCGGATTATCCTTACGAACAATCTTCTTACCCTTCGGCATCTTTGAAGGCAGTATGTCACCCATGCCGCGTGACGCTATCATACAAAGCGACCTTTGGTTTTACCACGAATTTCAATACCGCCGCCACGAGCCATCTTAGTACAACCACCTTTTTTCATAGTGCGTGGAGCGCCTGTTGCTGCTTTGTTGTTGCGATTAGTCTGCATTTGGTCTAAGATTTCGCTTTGTGCGGCATCGCTAGGTGCAGGCATTGGTGCTTCAGGTTTCTTAGGAGCAATAATAATTGCTACGCCTTTTGGTTTTTTATCTTCTGCCATTTTAAATAATCCTTCCTTTAGTTTTACCACGAATTTCAATACCACCACCACGAGCGAATTTCTTAGCTTTAGGTTCTTTAGATTCTACTGAAGCGTATTGTTTTGGCGACATAGCACCTGTTTTAATCTCTTTAGCTAATAGGGCTGGGTTTTCTTCATCTTTATTACCCTCAGACTTTTCGCCTTTAACAAAGCCAGCAGGTGATATTTTACCTGACTTTAACGACTTAGCTTCTTTAAGTTCTTCACCGTAAGTTTCCTTACCTTTGAACAATGCCATACCGCCTCCTTTAAACTTCTTGCCTTTATCTGCTGCAGCGAAATCTTTACCTACTGACTGCTTAATACCAACTTTCTTAGCGAAGGCTGGTGAATGAGCTACTGCTTCCATAAGGTTATGTTGTTTTTTAGATACACTTGGCATTATAAGTACCTACCTTTAGTTTTCCCTTTAGATTCAATCCCATGTCCACGAACTATTGGCGCTTTAATTACTCCGCCTTTTTTATGCCCGCTTTTCCATACACTACCATTAGGTCCCATATTAGGTGAGCTTGATGTATCTTGGCTTGTTGAAGAATCATCAATAGATGGAGGTGAACTTAATATTGCTTTCCAAGCATCGATATCTTCTTTGGCAAAGTCTTTTGCACTTTGAACTTTATTGGATATCCAATCTTCACCTTTTTCTACTAATGACTTATCTTCTTTAGTCATTTTATTTTCCTACATGCTCAAGAAGCCAAGCAATTCCACCACCAATAAGAGCAGCAGCACTACCCACAGCGATAAGCATACGCCAACCTCCGTGAGCAGCAGACAAAGTTTCATTGATTTTGGCAAGTGTATCTTTAATTTCGCCCATATCTTTAAGCATTTTATCCATATCGTTTTGCAAATGTTTAATTTCATTAGCGTGGGTAGCTAACTCACGGGCTGTTTCTAATTGGTCAGGTGCGCTCATATATTATCCGTAGCAGACTGTGGCTGAAGATATGTTAGTAAAGACCGCATACAAACCTGTGTATGCTAATATTCCTTCACCGGGAACAATAAGTTGGAATGGCTGAACACCAGTTAATGTTTTTGTTTGCCATACTATAGGACCAGTAGTATCGGTACCATCATAAATAACTATAGAGCCAGCTGTACCATTAGGTAAGAATATAAGATTTTTCAATCTACAGCGACCAGTCACAAATTGACCTGTTGCAGCTAAATAAGCGCTTTTTACATCATATTGCATTGTCATAATTAATCTCCTTTGTTAGTTAAGGGCCGAAGCCCCTAAGATTAATTAGTTTTGGAATGTAGTTTGGTTTTGTGAACCGTCAGAACCACGAACCACATAAGTGATAACAACAGTAACAGCACCAGTAACTGAAGTACCAGTAGATGTAAATGAAACTAATGCATCTGGAGTGCCTACGTTAGCTGCAACTGGAGTAAATGTAGCACTATTAGTAACAACAACAGTATTCGCAGTTGTAATAGTTGAGGCTGTATTTACATCAACACCAGCGATTGTTACTTTTAAAGTAGTTGCTGATGCAAATAATGTTGTAGTTAAGAATTGAACGCCAGTAATTAATGCACCAGCTGGGATAGCATTAAATGCACCTGTGCCTGCAGCAACTTGAGCGGCAGTAAGGTTATATGTTTGGGCTACAGTAGTAGCACCTAGATTGTTGATTGTACCAGCAGTAGCGCCAGTTGTATTTTTAACAGTACCCAATAACCACGGGCCAAGACGAGTAGCGAATGCCATAATATTTTCCTTCATACAAAGTAAAGCCTATTAGTCTTGTATGTGCCCGCCGGGACGGTCTAATAAGCCGGATTTAGTTTCCCGGTTGATATGTGCATTTATACTATGTTATATTCGGTGTGTCAACTAATATTATGGATTGAATTATGCCCTTTAAAGATATTGAAAAACGTAAAGCATATCAAAAGCTTAAATCAAAACAATATTATATAGACAATAAAGAACGTGTAAAAGAATCAAGTAGGCTATCAAAGGAACGCGCCAGAAATAACTTTCAAGTATTTAAAACGTCTTTATCCTGTACCAAATGTGGGGAAAATCATCCTGCGACTTTAGACTTCCATCACCTAATTCCCCATCCCGATAACCTAAAGATTAATGTACTCACTAAGGGTGGTGCATATACTAAGGCTATTCAAGAGATTATGGACAAGTGCATTGTACTGTGCGCGAACTGCCATCGTGTTCATCATCATGACGAACGGGCTGAAGCCAAGAAAAAAGGGGCCGAAGCCCCTTAGTATTACCAGCGTTTTTTAAGCGCCTTGTGAACCGTACATACCTAGTGGGTCAGACCAACCGAATGAATAACGCTCACGTGATTTGTAACGTACGTTCCCCGTATCAAAATCTCCGTCCATTGAATTTTGCAACGGAGTACGAACAAAATGCTTCATACCATTAGGAACATCAGTAGTTAAGAACCAACCGTTTGTGTCAGTCAAGAAGTGATTGATTGTGTAACCTTCAGCAACAGAACCGTTGTTTTTCAACGCATTGATGTCATTGTCAGTAGTACCAACACGTAACTCAGTTTCTAACAAGCGAGTTGCAACGAATTGCAATGCTGGTGGAACGATAAGTTTCTTAGGTTTAGCTGCAATCAATAGACCACGCTCATCAGTCCAAGCTGCGATTTGAATAACTGCATTTTCCAATGAAGTTTCGTTCAAGTCAGCTGAGGTTGATGGGATGTTACTATTAACGCCACCATTCACTAAGGTATGAGATGCTGAGAATAACGCTGCACCATCACCACCCGGGTAGTTAGTACTGAAACCGTTGTTTAAAACAGCAGCAGCCTTAACTTGTTTAGTGTATGCCATAGCACGAGCTAAGCCTTTAGTATAACGAGCAGATAAAGAATCATACAAGTTATCTTCAATAGCTTCTTCAGTTAAGCTGAAGCCAAGAGCAATAGTTTCGTGGTTGTAGCGAGCAGTCCATGCTTCTTGTGCATTGTCATAAGCGATGGCAGAACCTTCGTTTTTAACAGGAGCAGCTGAGAAGCCAGACAATTTTGTTTCTTCTTCGAAAGAACGTTCTGATGATTCAGTTTCGTAAATCTCAGTATGCTCTTGACCGTAGCGAGCATATTCTAGACCGAACAAAGCGTTCAATCCCGGTAATAGTTCTTTTAATAGTTGTGAACGTGAAATAGCCATGATTTAATCTCCTTAAGCTACAGCTAACGCAGTTGCGTTATTGTATTGATGAATACCAAAGTTGATTTTAACAATCACTTCACTGTATGTAGTACCTGATGGTGCTGTCGCTGGAACAACATCAATCACGCGAACTGGGAAGGTTGCAGTTAAAGCAGGTGAAGTACTCAATACAGAGTAGCTTGAATTACCTGAAGTAGTTGAACCAGCAGTTGCTAAGATTGACATGTTAGTGCCGATAGCAGCAGAAGTTACTGTAGCCATTGTAGTACCTGAAGAACAAACTGCTACTTGGAACAATGTATCAGGGTCATCACAAACGATAGCCCAAATTTTAGTACCTGTAGCAATAGCTTGACTTGCTGGGTAATACTGTTGTTGTTGAACTTGACCTGTTGAAGCATTAGTGAAACTTACACCTAAAAACACGCCACAAGGGGTATTAGCCGTTGTACCTGTATCTTTTTGGATAGTGCCACCGATAACGCGTTTAACGAAATCACCGTAGAAAATATTTGTGTTGTACCCTGATGCAATTTCCATCAAACGAGTAGAACCCGCGAACACTTGACCGCCGATTAAATTAATCGGTTTTAGGCCATATGGCGCTGAAACTGTTGGATAAGCCATTTAAGACTCCTTATTTATAAATTATGAACCTTTACCAAAGCTACTTGAAGATTTCCGCTCATTAAAGATTGGCATCCTTGGGTCGCTTTGACGCATTAAATTATTATCTACAGCTTCCGTTTGAGATTGAGTTAAGTTAGCATAATGTGCATTACGTTGGTCAACAAATTCTGTTGGGGTTTTGCATAGTAATAATCCACCGATTTCAATGTTGTCTTTAAAACGACTAGTTGGGTCGATTAGCAATTGGAATTTTGGTTGTTCTTCTACTTTAACAGGTTCCCATCCTTCTCTAAGCTTTGCAGAGAGATTACGTGGGTCCACGGTATTTAAAGTTGATATCCGAATCCATCTGTACGAGTAACCAGCTTGCTTATCCGGTTCAGGGAGAAGCTCAGGAGCTTGCCATTGCTTAGGGCGCTCATCAGCGTTACGAGTTTGTATTTCACGAGGTGTTCTATTTTCAGCCATTTTTAAGACTCCAATTTAGATTGTGCAGCAGCATATTGTTCATTTGACAAACCTAGCTTTTTAGCTATGGCTTGTGCCGATTTAGTGAGTAAGACTTTTTTAGTCCCCGCACTACGTCTAGCGGATGCAACTACTGTGCTTGGTTTAGTTGTACGTTGTGGTTTATCGCCATCATCGTTTTGTATTTCTGTACCTTCAAATTCATCGGGGAAGCGATTTTTTACTTCCTTAGATATTACTTTGTAGTATGCATCTGTACCTATATAAGATTCACCAAACTGATTGGCTAACTTACCGTGTACTTTTTTAGCGTATTCTTTCAAATATGCGCGGTCATTGTCTGCATACCATTCATTATCGGATAACCATTCAGCGAGTTTTGGCTCCATCTGAACAGGTTTCTGTACTGGATAGTGTATTTGTACATCATTTTCATCTATTTGTACAGTAGGTTTGAAATTTTTTGCTTTATCTACCTTAAATGATGCGCTAAGCATTTCTTCTTGCGCTTCCAACAATCTATCGGAATCACCTGAATCATACGCTTCTTTATAGTTACGTCTAGCTTTTTGTAGTTCTAAATCAGCGGAAGTTTGATATGTAGTTATTAATTCTTTTTCGCCTGATTGCAACATCGTTTTTAAACGCTTGTTATCGTCAAGGATTCGTTGTGCCATTCCTAATGCTTCTTGCTGCTCTCGCAAAGCTGACTCTTTAGCACGACGTTCATCATGCCAAGCTTTTTTGTATTGCTTAAACTTAGTCTTTACGTTTTTAGAATAGTCAGCTGATTCATCTGCGTCTTCTAATTCACTTGTAATTTCTTCTGTTAAGGGTGCGATATTCCTATCATCTTCTGGAGTATCGTCGACAATCTCAACATCTAGTTCATCGCCATCGAATTCAATATCGACTTCTTTGTTATCGATTTCATCCGGAAATTTATATTCATCTTCATTTCTTGGGTTAGCCATTCTATGTTTCCTTTATTTGCGACGAATACCACGAGGTTCTGCTACTACTGCCTCTACGGTATCATCATTAATTAAACGGAATTCTTTACCGTGAATTACCAATCTGCTTCCTGAATTCGGACGAACTAAAATAAAGTCGCCTTCCTTGCACCATGCACCTGATGGAAATTTCTTTTCATCGTTATATGCGTCTGGTCCCAACGAAACAACAAATAATACTGTTGTTAGCGCTTCTTCCATTTTCATTGTTGTGTCAGCTTTTGCTAATCCACTTTCGTATTCTTTCTCCATTTCAGGAATAGCACAAAGGATGTGATAGCCTGTTGGGGTAGGAATTTGTGATGCCTTTTCTTTGTCGCCTTCTTCTGCTTCTATTGAAGCATCTTGTCTAGCCTTTGTTGCCAACCCTGTGAGGTCGATAGCTTGGGCTAAGTTTAGGTTACTCATCCGAGTTCTCCATTCGTTGTTTGAGGTCTGCAATAATTCCACATGCGGCTTCGAGTCCTCGTAGCTGACCACATATGTATCTATATTCTTCTATCGTAGGGCAATTACCGCGTAGTATTGCTTCGGAAAGCATTTCCATACGGTCTTTAAACTCCGATAAAAGAAATTCAAGATTTCTGTCCATTATTCACCTTTCTGTGATTTTGGTTTTGGTTGTACGGATTTCTCCGTTAATTTTTGCTGCAGGTTGTGTTGCATTTCTTGCAGTTTCATTTGATGCTCTTGCTCATTAAATGCCATACCTTGTTGATGCCCTTGGTTATTAGCTGCCGTTCCTTGTTGATGCTCAATATTAGTTTGATGCTTATGTACATCTACTGCTGTTTGGAAGCCCTTCAGACGCTGGTCTGCCTGTAATTTGTCCGTAGTATTTGAATGGTTTATAGCCATTTGCGCTGCAGATATACGTTGTTGTCCTGCTACACGTTGTTGGTCAATTGCAAGCTGTTGTGCTTTGAACTGTGCATCAGATTGGTCTTTAGCCACTTTACGTTGTATATCTTGTTGCTTAAGTTGTAACTCTTGTTGTTGCATTTGAATAATCGGGTCTTGAGCAGTTTGCGCATTTTGTGCTTGCTGCGCTGCTTGCTGATGTTGACCTAACAATTGTTGTGATGCTTTAGCTGCCATTTGTGCAACTTGTGACTCAATTTGTGGAGGCATAACTTCTTGCTCTTGGCTATCATCAGATGGGTCAACGTATGGAGGTAATGAGCCACCCATAGCTGTTTCCATTTGTTTGCGATACTCAAAGCCTAAGTGCTCCATAATATGAGCTGACATTGCAGACTGTAACTGTTGCGCGAGTTGTGGGTTCATGCCTACCAATTGTTGTACATGTGGGTCTTGCATCATTGATTGATGGACTTGCACATGTGATACATGGTCTTGGTATAGGAACGCTTTAACTGGCTTACCCTTAAGAATGTTTTGATTCTCACTGATTGGGTCAGTCGGCAATAAGTCACTAGCCATAGGCACAAGTTTTTGGAAATTCTTAATACCTAAAACTT